CGGATCTGATTATTACGCAACTGGTGGCGGTGGCGGATCTGGCTATGCCGATACTTCATTAGTTTCGAATATCGTAGCGATACAAGGAAACTCAGATAGTTATAATAACCCAACAAACAGCTCTCATGCTGATTGGTCTGGAGAAATTTCAAGAGGAACTTCAGCTGGTCACGGAAGAATTGTTATTGAATATACAATATAACTATGAAAGTGCTGCTCACTATGATTATGTGTTCAGCTGTAAATTCTGTCTGTTTAGACCCATATCCTTTAAGCTATCACGATAGTTATTATGATTGTTTAAATAGTGGCTATAAAGAAGCATTAAAAAAACAAAAAGAGATAGGTAGAGAGGAGACTAAAAAACACGAAGTTTATATAAAATTTACGTGTACTTGGTCTAAAGTAAATGAAATCTAAAAGAAAAAAATCTGCTATAACAGCAGAAGAAAACGCTATTAAAATATCTTATCACGAAAAAGTCTGTGCTGAACGAATGAAAACTTTATTCAAAGCAATAGATGAAATGCGTAAAGATATAAAAGAGCTTAAAACTTTTATGAATTTCGGTAGGGGAGCCGCTGCAATAATAGTATTACTTGGAGGAATTTTTGCATCAATCTTCTACTACTTCACGAAATAGAAGCACATCTGCTAAAGGTTTAGAAACTGAATTGTTAGCAGCTGCTCACTTTGCAAAAGATCCTAACAAAATAGTATTTCAACCCATTGGAGGCAAGGGGCCAATAGATCTATTAGTTTTAGATTTAACTACTGGTCAATATGAAGCTTACGATGTCAAAACAAGAAACTTCAGATCTAACGGATCAAAAATTCATAGAAGCCGAACAAGCGAACAACGGAAACTAGGTGTTAAAATTTTTAATTTTGACCCACAACAAACTTGAGGAACTATGGCAGACTACAACGATCTCAAAGAAAAAATTAAAAAACATGAAGGTTATCGAGACCATATTTATCTTGATAGTTTATCCATTCCAACTTTCGGCTATGGCCATATGGTTTTACCTACCGATGATCTTGTTGAAGGTAAACATTATCCTATTGAAGTTGCTGAAGAGTATTTTGATAAAGACTTTAACATTGCTGTATCGGCTGCTGAGAAACTTATAGGTGATATTAATTTAAACCACATACAAAAATGCTGCATAATTCAAATGTGTTATCAGCTTGGTGGGCCACGTACAGCTAAGTTTAAAAAGATGTGGCAAGCATTAAAAGACGGAGACATACAAGAAGCTTCAGCACAAATACTTGATAGTGTCTGGCATAAACAAACTCCGGGAAGATGCGCTGAAGTAGCAGCAGAAATGGCGAGTAGTAATTTATGATTTGGGGATTATTAAGCAAGACAGTTATAAGTCATACAACAAAAGCTTTATCAGCTCATTTACAAAAAAGAGAAAACAGACAAGCAGCTGAAATTGAAGAAAGTAAAGTTGTTAGAAAAGCACAGATCCAACATTCCGGATATAAGGATGATTTAATTTTAATTTATTTTTTAGCGATCTTTGCGTTACCTTTATTTGGTGAAACTGAAAGATTTTTAAATTGGGCTAAAGTATTAGCAGCTCTTCCGTCTGAAATATTTTATATTTTTGGCGCTATCGTTGCAGCTAGCTTTGGAATAAAAATTTCTAATATATTTAAAAAATAATGGCTATAACTCATTCAGACTTTGATCCTCTTTTATTATCGAGGTACAAAGATCCTCCAGAACATTTACATTTTCAATGGAGTGGAAAGAAAGCTGGAGATTTTGTTTATAAATATAAATTAGTTGAAAAAATTGAACCACATAAAATAGATCCTAAATCTAAAAAAATAAAAGATGGCAAGAGTTAAGTTTGATGTAAATAAACTTCCGCATGAACGGATCCCAAAAAGAACTAGCATTACAACAAGAAAAAAACCTAAGTTTTCAAGTATGAACAAACACAAAAAAAGAACATGGAAAAAAAGAAATAGAGGCGGAAGATGAAGTCTCTCAAACTCTCAGAGAACACCGGAATACAGCTACCAGCCAAAAATCTTTTAATGATCGTCGCCGGCGCGGTCATAGCAACGATTAGTTTTTTTGAATTAGAAAATCGTATTGGTTCACTTGAAACTAGCAGAGAGCTTTTTCAAGCTGATCTCTTAAAAAAATCTGAGCAGCTTCCAACAGATCAAGAACAATTTATGCTGCTAGAACACATAGCATCGCAAGTTGAAAATATACAAAAAGAGATGGAAACGATGAGAAATAATAACGTCAACATTAATTATGCTATGAAAGATATAGAAAAAATTAAAGAAAGTTTAGAAAAAGTTAAAGACAAAGTAAGAGCTAACGGGAGCCATCAATGACAGAAGTTGTTATAGCTCTTCTTATGCTGGTTAATAATGAAATTGTTGAAGCTCGTATTCAGCCGGATTTATCTACGTGTTTAGCTGGTAAGCGTAAAGCTAACAGACAAGTAACAAACAATGTTGAATACAGATGCTTAAAATCTATGGCTGAATTAGAAACAAATGTTGATGGATCTATCTCTATAAAAAAATTAATTTTAGATTAAGTGAAGAAGAAGCTTTGGAAGAAACCTAAACAGATTGTCATGGATATTGGCAAATGTAAATATTGTCAAAAAGATATGGTCAATACTGAAAGTTTTGTTGTCTTTGCTACAAAAGAAAAAGCTCATTATGAGTGTATGAAAAAAGACGATGAGTTAAAAGAAAAAATAAAAAACAAAATTGAAAGCGATATAAACAAATTATTTTAACGGGGCATTTCTGCCCCGCTTTTTTTTTACATGTTAGCAAGAGAGTTAACGTGAAACTTTTGAGCTTCTTCGTTTTGCAACTCTGAGTGAATTTGCTCTGCTTGTCTTATTTGCTGAACTTCATTTTCAGTTAAAAATGTTTTTTGGTAACTCATTTCCAACTCAATCTTCGGCAATACTTTTTGGTATTGCTCATTCAGTTTTCTATGTTTAGCCATAACCGCATCAATACTTTTAAATTTAATTAATAATTTTTGCATTAATGCTGGATTACTAACTTTATTTATTTGTTGATATGGATTGCCATTGCAAACAAGATCAAAGTCATATCCCATTGCACGGCATAACATAAATAGTTTCTCGCTTGAGATACCATTTATACCATTCTCGTATTTCTGCGTCTGTTGGAAGGTAACAGAAATAACATTTCCTACTTTTGTTTGAGTTTTATAATTTAACTCACGAAGCAACACTAACATTTTTGCAAGCCTTCCTCTCTCATCAAAAATATCAATTTGTTTCCTAGTAGCGCTATCCATAATTTACTCCATTAATTGATTTAACAGCTTTTGATTTTTTCTTTGCTCATCCAACTCAACTTCATAATACAAAGCTCCGGTCATAGTATTATTATGGCCAATCCTATTTGCTAATCCTTTTGCAGAATAGATGCCTTTGTTTTTTAATAAAGTGTAGTTGAATTTTCTAAATGGTTTTAAGCCGCCAATCCAATTTACATCAGCTCTCTTAGCAGCTCTTCTTATAATTCCTTTTGCTTTTTTTAATGTGTAAGGAAAAATTCTATCTTTTTTATATATAGTTGATACCTCTAATAATTTTAATAATTTATCAGATAAAACTATTTTACGTCTTGATCCGGTATTTTTTAAAAAATTTAATCTTAGTTTACCTTTGTCATCAATAGAATTTTTTATAAATAAAATTTTATTTTGCCAATCAATGTCACTCCACAAAGCACCAAGTATTTCATTTGGTCTAGCTCCAGTTTCAGCAGCAAAATACATTAAAGCTTGGTATTTTATATTTGGTTCAGCTAGCAGCATATCTTTTATATCGTTAGGATATGGAGCGTATTGGTCTTTAGGTGGTCTTTGTATAGCGTTTTTTGTAAACTTATATGTAAGGATCCTTAAATCGCATTGCCAATCGTTATCATCGCAAAATCTAAAGAACCTTTGAAACAAACCTTTTATTTCAATAATGACAGATCTGCTTAACAATTCTCCTTTTTTATTAGTTGCCTTCATAAGCTTGGGTACAAAGTCAAATTTAAAATCTGCTACTGTGTAGTCGCATAAATAAGTTTTGTTAATTCTGGGCAAGATATGGCTGTTTAAATAGCATATATAATTAGTATTACACTTTCTCGTATTAATTATATCTTGATCTATTGTGTTTATGTATGTGGATATAGCTTGAGAGAATTTTATTTTTTTTTTATTTAATTGCATCCGGATAAGCTTTACTACAGCTTATACGAGTTTGTCAATCTGTCATTGACAGAAAAGCAAATTATAATGAAGTGTAAGAGAGAGCGTTCTACAATTAAGTAGTTTAGAAGTATTCTAATGTAGCTTAGCTTATATTGATAATTGGCTAAGCTTATCTTGTAATCCTATCTCCTCAATCAATCTATCGTGAGCAGACTTACTTAAAGCTGCTGTAACTGGGGGATAGAAACCGCCATTTTTAGCTTTTAACCGAGATATTTTGGCTAAGATCGATTTTCTTCTTTTCTGTACTATTTCCATCTTTGCTTTTGTTTTCTCGTACTCGGTCTCTGGCGTTATCTGTATTGACATCTTTAGTCTTTACCTCCTTTACGCGTTTAAAATCGAAGCTTAATGTATTAGCATCAACTTCGTATGTTGCAGCTGCACTTGGGAGACCCGCTTGGGCAGCTGTGTTCAGATCTGTAAATATTTCTTTAGCTGTAAAGCTACAATTTCCAGACCAGAATTTTTCAAATTTCGGCATAATCACGCTCCAAAATCATTTCTAAATAATGTATAGCTTTTTTTATAGATTTTTTTCCTTTACTCTTAATCTTTTGTAAATCTTTTTTCGGTATTTTTTTTCTTTTCCAATAATCGTGTCTAGTTGTGTACTTTATAACATTTCCTTCGGGGAATAAAAGGTTATTTTTTATTATATATTGAGCTGGTTCTATTGATAAACCTTTATAATGATCTGATCCAACTTGATATTTTAGACAATCAAATATAGTTTTATCTGTCATTTTTAATTACAATGCTCCTATACTTACCTTCTAACTTATCAATATAACCTCTATCAATAAGCTGGTTTACTAAATAATAAATACTATTTTTTGACGCTAAACCTACCGCCTTCCTAATTTCCTCGTAAGAAGGCGATAGTTTATTTTTTTTGAGATAAGACTTAATAAACTTAAATGTTTTAAGTTGTTTTTGTGTCAAGCCATATCTCGTAGTCATTAGACATTAGCTCCATAATTAAAATTTAATGGATCGTCTGACTTAGGCGCTGAGCTTACATTACGAGATTTTTTTATCGTAATTTTATATGTTCCATCTTTTTGAACATATCCGCTTGGCTCATGCCACATACCATTAATAGTAAAATTTTTTCTATATGGTTTACCAGTTTTCTGATTTACCTTTTCACTATTAACAGAAACGAGATCTGGTAATTTTTCTTTACCAGCTATAACATTATTGTTTGCATCGAATTTATCTGAATTGCGCTGCATACTAAATGTTGCTACCCAATTGGGATCTTTATTTTGAGACATTTTATTTTTCTCCTCCGTTAAATTGAGACATTTTTATTTTAATGATATTGCTAAGATCTTCATATTTAGCTTTATCAGTATTCTTCAAATCAGTAAGATATTCTTTATGATCTGATAGAATTTCGTTTAGCTTGCCAATGTGTGTAGCATTTCTAACTTGGTATTCTACAACGCTTGCATGGTTTAAATCTATTCCTTGATGTTCATTGTTTTTATAATCTTCTTGTATTTCAGCTGTAGAATATAATGTTCCGTGTAATCCTAATGCTTTTAAAACAGCTCGGTCAACAGCTCTCATTTCTGCTACTGCAACTGGATACATAAAATCATTATTAGCTGGTGATACTTCTCCAAGGCTATAATATTTTTTACCTCTAAATATAGCTCCAGCTTTTACAACTGCGCAGCCTTTTTCTAAATTACAATGTACTAAGTTAATGTCTGTTTGGATGTCATAATCTTTGGCCAAATTTTCTACTTCTTGATGGATAATTTTAAATTTACCATCTTTCCAATCTATAATTTTTTTCTTTGCTCTTAGTTGTTCTAATTTTTTTTGCAAAGCTGGAAACTCTATAACTTTAGGCATAAGTACCTTTCTGAAAGCGCTGGTAAAGAACGCATTTAAGGTAGCTATTTTTAACCTTAACTACTGAAAACCCAGCGCCTTCATTAATTACAGAAGATCCTAACCTCTGAGGGAGGTTTATTTTAGGTGCGTATTTGTGTAAGCACAGTATCATAAGAGTTAGGGAAAAAATGACAAGTAACTCACACAGTTTTTTCTTCCTCTGTAATTTTTTTTCTTTCAGCTTATATTTTTCATTAAGTATTATTTGCTGATAATTAATTTCGTTTAACCTTTTAACCATAACTCCTCCGCTATTTGTTTGTGGTTTCCTTCTAAATAATTCCAAGCGAACATGTGATTAAATTGTGGCTCAACATCCATAAAATAAGTGTCTCTGCCTTCATGTCTTTGCATTAATCTTTCTCTGCGTCTTGCAATAATAGACATTTGTTTAAGTGTTTTTTCTCTAGCTTGTTTATTTAGAGCTGGGTTTTTTTCATCAAAAATTTTATAATCATCTTCGTTAACAACTAATAAAATTGGTTTCTTACCAGTTGCCAAAGCATAAAAATTTGTTTGTAAAGCATGTTCATTGCTTGGCTTGTCTTGTAATTTTACATAGCTAAAAGACGGAGATCCATCTGATTTTGTTGTTCTACCTTTACGTCTCCATTTAGTTTTTAATTCAATAAAATGTGTTTTGTTTTCAAAATCTGGTCTGCCAATACAAGGTAAGATACAATTAATTAAATTTAAATAAATATTTCTTTCGCTCTCTACTTCACCTTTTAAATTAATTTCTTGAAATGCTTTAACTGCTGTATGAAACGTGCCAGCTAATCTTTCTAAATTATCTTTAAATTGATACTTTTCTGTATCATGTGTAGTAAGTTTTTTATTGTATTCATCAAGACAATGCTCAAAAGCTTTTTTAGTTCCAGTTTTAATTGTTAATTTTTCATTTTTAATTTTTTTATCTTTTTCCCACACATAATCAGAAAATAATTTTTGTAATCCAGCTGCTATAGAAGTACCAGCATCAGCTCTGGATCCGTAATACATTTTTCTACGTTCTTCTTGATTTAAATAAAGATATTCGTAAACCCAGTTGCCATCAATTTTATTTAATTGTGAAGGTGAATGGTGATTTAATTTATAAAGCTTTACCCAGTCTGGCAGCTTAGGAATTTTTTTTATAATTTCTTCTAAATTAAATTCTTCTTTTATATTCATAAAAACGAATCACTTGAACAATATTTATACTATATATGAATAAATTACAATCTTAGTATGTATAACTCTTTATCCACATATTAAGAATACAACTAAACATAAATTACTTATTAAAATAATTGACAATTAAGCAAAATTGCCTATTTCTCAAGCTATGTCAAAATCAATAAAATTAGAAGAATATAGAAAACAAAAGAAACTATCACATAAAAAACTAGCTGCACTACTTGGCTTGGATCACACCACAGTTTTTAGGTGGTGCAAAGGAGAACGGATACCTAGGCCAGCGATGATGCAAATAATTATAAAAAAAACTAACGGCAAAGTTACTGCATCTAGCTTTTATGAGTAAGAAAAAAAAATTAAGTGGAACAATTGATGACTACCCGTTGGTTTACATTACTACTCTTGATTGGGTTAGTAATTCTGAATGGGTGTCAATTCCCAAAGCAAAAAGGTTGGAACCCGCTGAATGTCATTCGGTTGGTTATCTCTTCAACAAATCAAGAAAAAAAATACAAACATTTGGATCTTACAGCTCCGATGAAGATGGAATTGAAGTAGGTACTATTGAGACTATACCTCGTGCATGGGTTCTAGAAATAAAAAACGTATTAACTGGTAAAATAATTAAATGAAAACTAAAATTTTTATAATTGTTTTTACAGTAGTTTTTTGGTCAATAGCTCCAAATTACGTAAAAAGCGAGCCGCCTAATTTTTATGCTATTGAGTGGGAAAGGTTTTGCAATACTTGGTTAGTTTGGGTCGAACGATACCCAGTTCAGCTTTCTGCTGGTTGTTGTGATATAAAACATTATTCCAATAAAAAATTAATAGAAGGTTATAAAGGTGAAAGTTTATTAATTTGTAACGGAGAGATTATAGATGGTTCTTATTTTTAAAAAAAAAATTCCAATAATAAAAAAATATAATGAAGTTGACGATTTAAAAAGAATTATCAATAACAAAGATGAAGAAATAGAAAATCTGAAAACTATATTAAAAAGCGAGCAGCAACAAAACAAAAAACTTAAAGAACATATAAGCCAATTTGTAAATAAATGTAGAGAAAACGGAGTATTCTAATGGCGCGCCGCAATTATTATAATCGAGGAGATTGGTATAGTGAATGGTGTAGAGACGTTGAAAATCGCCGTATTGGTTTCGTTGACATCGACGTTTGCGGGATCTGTGATAAATGCTGGGAGCCGTTATATCTTGCGGAGACATGTTTCGATAAAGGCCAGACTTATAAAACTACGCATACTACCGAACGGCTTGCTACCTTGGCTGGTTTACCATCTTTTTTAATTTTTTATAAAGTTGAGCAAAATAAAATAGTTAGATTTAGAATTAAGCAGCTTACACCAACAAAGTCAGAAGATTTTAATTATATGTTTCCTAGTGGCTGGGTTGGCATAATGGAGATGCTGCAAGAGCAGCACGATAAAATTTGTAAAAAGAACAAGGAGCATCGTTGAGCTTATTTAGTATTTGCGACAACAACGTATTAATTGACAAAAAATTAAGTTCAACTGAATTTAGAGTTTATATGTGTCTTGTTAGATACATGAATAAGGAAACTGGAATTTGTTATCCGAGATACCGAACAATACAAAATGATTTAGGCTTGAGCCGGTCAGTAATTTACCGAGCTATTGTTAACCTTGGTAAGCTTGGTTATGTGACTAAAAAAAGGCGAAGCTCTACTAACGAATATCTACTCACAAAACAGAAAGAATTACAGCTAAAAAGACTAAAACATATACGTAGCGTTTATGACACCTCTAATGGGTCGAATATGACATCTATTAATAAAACTAATAATATAAACCAGTATAGTTCTAGGTATCAAAAGAGACACATTAATCGCTCCCCCCAGCTTGCTAATCTACAAACGAATAAATTATTTTATAAAGGCGAGTATTATAAGGAATGCGGTAGAGAAGGTAATTATATTGAGTATTCGAATAAAAAAGGTAAAAAGATTAAGAAGCACACTTTTAAAAAAGAAGAAGTAATAGAAATCTAAAAGCTATTGGATAGGTTAATAATGGCTAAAGCCTCAGTTGCCGTTGAGGTGAAGATTATGGAAATCTTAGATACGGCTGGAAGAACAGAAAGATTAATCCCCGGAATTAAAAAGCCTCATGCAAGTCGTATGTATGATTTATTAGAAATGTCATACTCAAAGCAAGATCTGGGCTTTTATAACAAAAAACCGCTTAGGTTGTATCCGAATGCCAAGCAAATAGCGAGTTGGGAATTAGCAATAGAATTGATGCTTTTAGTAAGTTTGGAACAAAGGCGCTTATTATGGGGTAGAGCTTGTAGATTTAGCTGGGTGCAACTTGCTAAAAGGTTTGGAGTACACCGAACAACAATAAAAAAAAGGTATCTTGAAACGATATTTTTAATAAGTCGTTTAGCTGGAAAATCTTTGATAGACAAGATAGTCAAAATTTAATAAAGAGATAAATAGAGTAGGTTTTTTGCGTTTTTTCTAATGGCTGGTAAAAAATTATATAAGATCTACTGTGAGAGTTTTACACGCGCCAGCAATTTTACTGTTCAATGCAAAGCTAAAGGAATTTTAAAAAAGAATGGTCGTTATCGTTGCCGCTTCCACGGGGGCCATAACACCGGCGCAAAAACTTTAGAAGGCAAGATAAAAGCAATTAGCAAATTAAAACAATTTAAAGATAAGAGCGAGGAAGAATTAAAACAATGGATTTTGAAAAAATCATTACAGAATTAGAGCTTGGTAAACCTTTATCTAAGATCGCAAAAGAAATGAAAGTTGACTTGTCAACGATTTATAAAAAAATGCGAAATGATAAAGATTTACAAGAGCGAGTTAGAAGAGCGAGAGAAACTGGCTGCTTTACCATAATTGATAAAATTAATGAAGAGTTAGAAATTCCAGTTGATAATCAACAAATGATGTGGATGAGGGAGAAGCTGCATCAGGCGAGGTGGTTAGCTTCGAAACTCGCGAGTGGGGTATTCGGCGAAAAATCTAAACAAGAGATAAAAACAGACAATAAAATTTCTATTAGTTGGGGGAAACCAAGCGATGAAACTAATAAAGCTATTGAAAAAACTAATAACTAAAGCGCAAGTTTATATTATGCAAAGTTATTTAGAAAAAGCTGGTTTAATTAAAAAGAAAAAAAAATAATATTTGTTGCTTTTTATGTATTGACAATATGTCAACACTTAGTTTAAAAGCCTCTTATGGAGGTGCAACATGCAAAAATATAAAAAAGCGGCTTTATGTTCTTTTAAAGGAAGGCCAGTATATGATGAATTTTCATATATTAATATTCTTTCAAGATCATCAAAGCCAACTCAATACGCAGAATATTTATGGCAGCAAGCAGCTAAAAAAATGCAAAAGCATTTAGGCAGCAAATTTGTTGTTTCATTAAAAAAATGCGGCATGAAAGAAAATGGTTTTGATTATTTTAAAATAATTCAAAAACCGGTTGCGCGATTGAAAAAGGTTGTTTTATTTGTTCCTTATGTAAAAGGGAAAACAAAAGGTTCAAAAAACAAACTTAAAGAGGCCAGATACCTTAACGGCTGCATATTAGACCATAAAAAAGAATATGTATCTTTGGAGGTGTCTCATGGCTAATCTTTGGAATGTTAAAGCAACTAATGGCAAAATGACAAGAACGGAGAAAATAGATATTTCAAAGAATGAAATATTTAAAAACTGTTCATCAAAAGAAGCTATAAAAAGAACTTACGAAGCTTTTTGGAATTTGCCACACGCAGCAGAAAAAATAAAAGTAATATCTGTGAAAGAGGCTAAAGATGGCTAAATTTACAGAAAAGAAAAAAAGCTGGGTAGGAGCAGCAAAGACGCTCAAAAAATATAAAGTTGTGTTAATTAAAGACTATGTTGATGTTATTAGCACAGCTTTAAGAGAAAAAGCAGACTTACATTTTTATAAAAATAAAATTATTAAAAATAATGTCGGCAAAAAAGTACCCATTGACAGAGTTGTAGGTGAATTTTGTTTGATGGTGAAAGATTGTGTTGAGACACAATACAAAAACCAAAAGAAAAGATCCTACAAAGCTTAAAAAATAAAATAATTAACCCCGTTATATCTATTTTAACGGGGTTTTTTATTGCCATAATTAAAATTGAATAATTAATTTAATATATTGACAAAAGCGCAACTCTTAACTTATAAAGTCTTTAGGAGGTGCGAATATGCAAAAACAAGAAACAAAAGAAGCTCAAACACTACAGTTAAGCGGCGACAAGCCAAACAAAGAAAAAAAGTGTTCTGAGCTAGTAGATAAAAAATATAGGAATAGATTAGAGCAATTTAAAAAAGCTCAATCTTTCTTAAACATAGACAAAGAGACAAGAGATCAAGTTGAAGATTTTCTGGATGTTGAATTTTCAGAAATCAACAATTATGATAATTTCTTTGAATATGCTAATGAAGCTGGCTTATGTTTTGATTATGTAGAGGCGGGAACCTTTAAAGATCAAAGAGCTGGTTATTATAGATGGCAGCTATCTTACGGGGGGCCAAGCGAGGAATTTAGATTGTATGAAAATGGCGATCTTGAATATTGGTTTCTTGATTGGTTTGATGGTGCTTGCGTTACTGTTACTGATGATGTCTTTGTAGATCTAATGAATGAGTTTAAAGATCTATCACCTAGACAAGATTGGTAATTAATAAAAAATAATTTCAGAGCTGCGGCGGGGGTTTCTCGCCGTGGCTTTTTTTGTGCCTTGGTTTA